ACGTTGAAAAAGTAAAGGTTAAAGAAAAAGAGATGGATAAAGATAGCTTGGTAGCGATGATGGTTGCTAAGGCTGGAAATCCTGAACTTTATAACCCTACTGAATGGCGGAGATTGCAACAGGAAGAATCAAGCGCTCATGACCTTAAAGCTAAAATTGAAGAACTTGATGACTATAAGCTAAGTAATTATAAAACACCAGAAATTGAAGTGCCGAAAGGGTTTGAATAAATGTATTATTTAAATAAAATGTTGGAATACAACAAAGAAAACGGCATTATTATTAATAAGTACATTCGTAAGACTATTCAGAAGCAAATACGTATTCACAACAAGTATATTTATCGCTATGACCGTGTTACACAAGCTATTGAGTGGATACAAGACAACTTCTATTTGACTACTGGTAACCTGAAGAAAATCGAGCTACTACCGCCACAAATTTGGTGGTATGAGTTAATGTTAGGCTATGATATGATTGATGAAAAAGGCGTTCAAGTAAATTTAGTCAATGAAATTTTCCTTAATTTAGGACGTGGTTCTGGTAAGTCTAGTTTAATGGCTACGCGCGTGCTTAACTGGATGATTTTAGGCGGACAATATGGCGGAGAGAGCTTAGTTATTGCATATGATAATACACAGGCTAGACACGTATTTGACCAAGTTCGGAATCAAACGGAAGCAAGCGATACATTAAGAGTGTACAACGAAAACAAAATTTTCAAGAGTACAAAACAAGGGCTAGAGTTTACTTCCTTTAAAACCACTTTCAAAAAGCAAACAAATGATACTTTGCGAGCGCAAGGTGGTAACAGTTCACTCAATATATTTGATGAAGTTCATACCTATGGCGAAGATATAACAGAATCAGTCAATAAAGGTTCACGTCAAAAACAAGACAACTGGCAAAGTATTTACATCACTTCAGGAGGACTTAAACGCGACGGACTTTATGATAAACTTGTTGAACGCTTCAAATCAGAAGAAGAATTTTACAATGATAGGTCGTTCGGCTTGCTTTACATGCTAGAAAATCATGAGCAGGTCAAAGATAAAAAGAATTGGACTATGGCATTACCGCTTATTGGCAATGTTCCTAAGTGGTCAGGAGTTATTGAGGAGTACGAGCTTGCGCAAGGCGATCCAGCGTTACAGAATAAGTTCTTAGCGTTTAATATGGGCTTGCCTATGCAGGATACAGCTTACTACTTTACTCCACAGGATACTAAACTAACAGACTTCAATTTATCTGTATTTAATAAAAATAGAACTTATGTAGGAATTGACCTATCCTTAATTGGCGATTTAACCGCTGTGTCGTTCGTTTGTGAGTTAGAGGGTAAAACTTACAGCCACACACTTACATTCTCTGTACGGTCGCAATATGAGCAACTAGACACAGAACAACAAGAGCTATGGACTGAATTCGTTGACAGAGGGGAATTAATTTTACTTGATACGGAATATATCAATGTAAATGACTTAATACCGTATATTAATGACTTTAGAACCAAGACAGGGTGCAGACTTAGAAAAATAGGTTATGACCCAGCTCGCTATGAAATTTTAAAAGGGCTGATTGAGCGTTATTTCTTTGACAAAGACGGAGACAACCAAAGAGCAATTCGACAAGGTTTCTCAATGAATGACTATATCAAGCTATTAAAATCCAAGTTAGTGGAAAATAAACTTATCCATAATCAAAAAGTCATGCAGTGGGCTTTAAATAATACTGCTGTTAAAATCGGACAAAGTGGGGACTATATGTATACTAAAAAACTTGAAAAAGATAAAATTGACCCTACTGTTGCTTTGACAATGGCTTTAGAAATGGCGGTGTCAGATGAAGTATAATGTTGACACAGTTCGAGAAAGTGGTTGGTATAATAAAAAAGAATGGTTGGCTGTCCGTGATTATGTAAGACAACGTGACAAAATGACTTGCGTAAGATGTGGCGCATTCGGTGCTAAAAAATACGAAGTAGACCATATTATAGAACTAACTTGGGAAAATCTTGATGATTGGGAAATAGCGCTGAACCCTGATAACCTACAACTCCTTTGTAAGTCTTGCCATAACAAGAAAACAGGCGAGTATAAACGTGGGAAAGGTGTGAGTTTATGGTAGAAAGGGGAAAAATTGAACTTATTCGGAAAAGTGGTATCATTTTCACGTGGAAAACTAAACAATGATACTCAAAGAGTCACAGCGTGGCAAAACGAAGCGGTAGAATATACAAGTGCCTTTGTGACTAACATTCATAATAAAATCGCTAATGAAATAACAAAAGTAGAATTTCAGCATGTTAAATATAAAAAAGATGAGACTGGTTCTGATCCTTTGATTAGTAAGGCAGGTTCTGATTTAGATGAGGTCCTCAATTGGAGCCCTAAGGGCGAACACAATAGTATGGAGTTTTGGCAGAAAGTAATTAAAAAGTTACTATGCACGCGCTATGTTGACCTGTACCCTGTATTTGACAGTGAAACGGGCGACCTAGCAGACTTACTGCTTGCTAATGATGAAAAAGAATATAAACCTGAAGAATTAGTAAGGCTTATCAGTCCTTTTTATATCAATGAAGACACAAGTATTTTAGATAATGCTCTAGCTAGTATTCAAACTAAGCTGGAACAAGGTAAATTGCGTGGCTTGTTGAAAATTAATGCCTTTCTTGACATTGATAATACACAGGAGTATCGAGAAAAAGCCTTAACAACAATAAAGAATATGCAAGAGGGTTCGAGTTACAACGGTTTGACGCCAGTTGATAACAAGACGGAAATTGTAGAACTTAAAAAAGATTATTCTGTTTTAAACAAAGATGAAATTGACCTTATTAAATCGGAACTTTTGACAGGTTACTTTATGAATGAAAATATTTTGCTTGGTACTGCTACGCAAGAACAACAAATTTATTTTTACAACTCTACTATCATTCCTTTACTGATTCAACTTGAAAAGGAACTGACTTATAAACTGATTTCAACAAACCGCAGACGAATAAATAAGGATAATTTATATTATGAACGCATAATCGTAGATAACCAGCTATTCAAGTTTGCAACTTTGAAAGAATTAATTGACTTGTATCACGAAAATATTAATGGTCCTATTTTTACACAGAATCAACTTCTTGTTAAAATGGGCGAGCAACCAATTGAGGGTGGAGATGTTTACATAGCTAACCTTAATGCAGTTGCTGTTAAAAATCTAAGTGACCTACAAGGCAGTAGAAAGGACGTAACAAGCACAGATGAAACTAATAACCAATAGTGCTGAAATTAAAGTAACTGAAAACGAGGACGGTTCTAAGTCGTTCCAAGGCATTGGTTCAGAAGTTGGTGTAGAGAACCTTAACGGTATTATCTTGACTCCTAACTGTATTGAGTTTGCTAGAGAACGATATCCATTGCTATATGAACATGGATCTGGCTCTAGTGAAGTCATTGGGGATGCGAAAGTTTATTATGACTTAGCTTCTAATAAATACCTGACTGACTTTACGCTTTACGACAATGCACCAAACATTAACAAGGCTGTTGAAAATGGAGCGTTTGATTCACTATCAATTGCCTATTACATCACAGATTATACTTTTGATGATAATGACGCTCTAGTTGTAAATAAAGCACAGTTTAAAGAAATTTCTCTTGTTTCAGTACCAGCAGACCCTAACGCAAAATTTATTCAAAATGCCTTAGGAGAAGAACTCACAGAAGAACGCAACAAAATTATTGAAAGCCGAAACGCTTTGAAAGAAATTGAGGATATTAAAAAGAAATATGAATAAACCTGATTTAATTGAAAAACAGAACCGCTTGGCAGAGCTTAAAGAAAATAACGTATCTTTAAAATCTCAAATTAGTGGTTTTGAAGTAAAAAATGCAATTGAAGACTTGCCAAAAGTACAAGAATTAGAAAAAACACTTTCAGAAAATTCGATTGAAATTATCAAAATTGAGAACGAACTTAACGCACAGGAAGAAAAACCAAAAGGAAAAGATAAAATGACAAACTTTATTGAATCACAAAACGCTGTAACAGAATTTTTTGATGTATTGAAAAAGAACTCTGGAAAATCAGAAATTAAAAACGCTTGGAATGCAAAACTTGCTGAAAATGGTGTAACTATCACAGACAAAACTTTTGAGCTTCCACGTAAATTGGTTGAGTCAATTAACACAGCTTTGTTAAATACTAACCCAGTATTCAAAGTCTTCCATGTTACAAATGTTGGTGCTTTGCTTGTATCACGCTCATTTGATTCAGCTAATGAAGCACAAGTTCACAAAGACGGACAACAAAAAACAGAGCAGGCAGCTACACTCACTATTGACACTCTTGAACCTGTAATGGTTTATAAATTGCAATCACTTGCTGAACGTGTTAAACGACTTCAAATGTCATATTCTGAACTTTACAACTTGATTGTAGCAGAACTTACACAAGCTATTGTTAATAAAATTGTTGACCTTGCGCTTGTTGAAGGAGACGGAACAAACGGTTTTAAATCAATCGAAAAAGAAGAAGACGGCAAAAAAGTCAAAAAGATTACTACAAAAGCTAAATCAGCTGGCAAAACTCCATTTGCTGACGCTATTGAAGAAGCGGTTGACTTTGTTCGTCCTACTGCTGGTCGTCGTTATTTGATTGTTAAAGCAGAAGACCGTAAAGCATTGTTAGATGAGTTACGCCAAGCTACTGCAAATGCTCACGTTCGTATTAAAAATGATGACGCTGAAATTGCTTCAGAAGTTGGAGTTGATGAAATCATTGTTTATACAGGTACAAAGGCTGTTAAACCTACTGTATTGGTAGACCAAAAATATCACATTGACATGCAAGACCTTACAAAAGTTGATGCCTTTGAATGGAAAACTAATAGCAACATGATTTTGGTTGAAACACTAACAAGCGGACATGTTGAAACTTATAATGCTGGTGCAGTAATTACAGTATCATAAGAATAAAACGGAGGAAGTAAATGATAGATTATATTAAGGTCTATTGTGGTATTCCGATTTTAGTAACAGCTTATGATAGTAAACTTATCTTATTCCGTTCAATAGCTATTAAATTGCTAGAAAAAAATGGTATTAAAGCTGACGAAACAAGTGTATTAGTGAAAGAATTTATCTCTTGTTATTGTCGGCTTAATATTGTTGATGAACCAGCAGAACAATGGCGAAATGCTGAAATGAAACGTTTGGCTTCTTTGCAAGAGTTAATGTATTATGGAGGTATTTAATGATATTCTCACAAGTTACATTACAGGTAGAAACGACTGTTAAGAAGAAGAACGGTGCAGAAGCTAATGTTATAAAGCCTATCGTTTTACCAGCAGTTAAACAGAGAATTAATCAGTCAAGACTTGATGAGTTTTCTATGATTGGACTAGGTAAAAATGTAAGATACGAGCTTAACGGAATCGGAGAAATGGAAGACTTGATTTTCAACTATTTCTTAGACGAAAAAGGCGATACTTTCAAGCGTACAACATGGGAAAGAAACCCTAAGAATAACAAAATGATTTTAGAGGGGGTCGTAAGTAACGGACTATGAGCGAATTTGATTCTTATATAGATTGGTACAACAATTTACTTACAATGCCTCTAAATGACGTTATTTTAGGCGTTAAGGACACGATAGAAGACAAGACGGTATATTTATCACTTAGTGATTCAAAGGTGCTTAAAATGGATAATACGAGCTTTGTCATGGGTTACTATTATCAAGTTGTTTTATCTGTTAAAGATGTTGACGATGAACTTGTTGGACTAGTCGGAGATGTTTTGCAAAACGGTTGGAATATGACAAACTGGTCGGAAAATAGCCATTTGTACAATTATACTGGAACTGTTTATTTACCTTGTGGTGCAGGTGGTCAAGCATGGCAATGAATTTACTTAATACATCAAGCATAGCTAAAGAAATGCAAACTAAAGTAACAGAACGCATGGGCGATTGGTTTGAAGCAGAGTTTAAAGCGAAGGCAAACACTGCAAGTAGAAGAACTAGATTAATCAGAAGCCACGGTCATACCTATATTTATGCCAGATATCAAAATACTGGGCAATTGTCAAGAAACTTAAAGCAAGTTAAAAAAGGCGATAAAGTAGTAGTAAACGCAGGGACTAGAGCTAATTACACTAGCGGTTATCATGGCATGTATTTCTTAGTTGAAAAAAAAGGTATGCAAGACGTCAAAACAACATTGAAAAAAGGCGCTAATTATGCTAATTCAATGAAATTATAAAAGTAGAAAGTGGCTTAATTACATTTGATTGAAATTAACAATAATGGTATTTTTAATGAGTTTAGATAATTTTAGAAATAGAACGATTATATGGGATACGGTTAATAAAGATTTCCCTCAACCAATTCAAATAATGCAAGGCGATGTCAATGCAAGAACTTTGTTAATTAAAATAGTTGATAATGGAGTTGAAATTGACTTAACAGGTCATTCTTTAAAACTTACATATCAATATACTAATAGCAGTAATTCCGGTTTTGTTATGGTTCCTCCTGAAAACTTAACTAAAGGAGAGTTTCTTTTAGTAATTCCTACCGAAATGACAGAAACTGGAGTTATTGAAGCGAACTTGATTCTTCTTAATAAAGATAAAGAGCAAGTTATCGTCAGTAAGAATTTAACATTTATATCAGATAATTCCACAGTTACAGATTTAGCTCAAGAAGTAAATAATAAGATTGATGATTTTACAAAATTATTATTGGAAAATATGCCACAAGTAATGCGTAGTGAGTTGAATGATTTACATGCTCAAACTGAATCAAACAAGAGCAATATTGAGCTTAAAGCAAATTTAGCTGATATGACTAGCTTACAAAGTGCAATGACAGAGCTTAAAAACGAAGTAGAAGCATTTGGTATTAGTCCTGAAAATTTAGTTACTATAAAATCGCTATTAGACGCAATTGCAAGCAATGCAAGTGAATCGGAAGTTGTTGAACTAATAAATTCAGTAAAGGTTTTAACAAGTAACATTTCTCTGATGAGTAACGGAGATTACTCCCCTAAAGCTAATCAAACAGATTTAGAAAGTTTACAGCATACTGTTAATGACCATTCGGCAACCATTTCAGCAAAAGCCAATCAAACGGATTTAGACAACTTACAAGCTACTGTTGACAAACAAGGTGTTGCAATTTCAACAAAAGCTGAACAATCAGAGTTATCAATCACAAATAAAAACGTCGCAACTGCTCAAGAAACAGCAAATAAAGCTGAAAGTGAAGCCAAAAATGCAATGGCAAAGGCTACCGAAGCACAAGCGAACAGTTTACAACTTAATGGCAACGCGGTAAGTGCAAGCAAACTGGCAACACCTAGAAAACTCGGAGTAAATCTTCAATCTTCATCATTTCAAGAATTTGACGGGACTGCTGATGCAACTAATATTGGAGTTTCAGGTGTGCTCCCAATCGCAAATGGAGGTACGTCAACAAATGACGGAGTTATAAATACAATAGCCTACGCTAACAGCGCAGACGGTACGGACGACTTCACGACAGTTTATCCGAATTTGAACTTGTTAGACGGAACCTCGTCTGCTTTAAAAACCGTATCTGCTAAAGGTTGGGGGTTTAACTACATTGAAACCAAGACGAATGCTTTAAACTTAAAAAAAGGACAAACACTTACTTACAGTGTATGGATTCAAGATTGTGACATTGACACTCGCGGTGTTGTTTATTTATATGACTCTCAAAATAAACAATATAATAATCTCGGAAATACTATAAAAGCCGGAACTTCTGGTTTTTCAACTGTTACATTTACTGTTAGTATAGATGTTGCTAGGTATAGTATTGCTATTGGGTTTTTGTCCGCTCAATCTGATTTTCATAGCTTTAAGTATTCTAGACTTAAATTGGAACAAGGTTCAACCGCCACTCCATACATGCCCTCAGCTAGAGAAGTAAAAACTGCTGATTATCCAAAATATGTAGGGTTTAGTAATGTCATTAAACCTAATAAGAAAAGTTCTGATTACAAATGGCTACCAATGGGATTAGTATCAATCGATAGTGCTACAGGCTCACTTAAGCCTGCAGTTATAGGTATAGATTGCGCTCAAGCTCACCCAGTTGGCTCGGTAGTCACAAATAACTCAAATTTGTCATCAGGATATTCCACAGGCAAATGGGAAAATATCGGTTCAGCAGTAATTGGTTCAACGACAATATATTATTGGAAACGTACTGCATAAAAATATAAAAAGGAAAATAAAAAATGAAATTAGATTATAACTCACGTGAGATTTTCTTTGGTAATGAAGCTCTAATCGTAGCTGATATGGCCAAGGGAAGTAACGGAAAACCAGAGTTCACTAACCATAAAATTGTAACTGGTTTAGTATCAGTTGGCGAAATGGAAGACCAAGCGGAAACTAATAGCTATCCAGCTGATGACGTACCAGACCATGGAGTTAAAAAAGGCGCTACCTTACTTCAAGGCGAAATGGTATTCATTCAAACAGACCAAGCGCTTAAAGAAGACATTTTAGGTCAACAAAGAACAGCAAATGGCTTGGGTTGGTCTCCTACTGGTAATTGGAAAACGAAATGCGTTCAGTATCTTATTAAAGGGCGCAAACGTGATAAAGTTACAGGAGAGTTTATTGACGGTTACCGTGTAGTCGTTTATCCTAAATTGAAACCTACAGCAGAACCAACGAAAGAATCAGAAACAGATTCAGTAGACGGTGTAGACCCTATCCAATGGACTTTGGCAGTACAAGCGACTGATTCAGATATTTATTTGAATGGAGATAAAAAAGTCCCTGCTATTGAGTACGAAATTTGGGGAGACCAAGCAAAAGACTTCGCAAACAAAATGGAAGCCGGCTTGTTCATCATGCAACCTGACACAGTTCTAGCTGGTGCAATTACACTTGTAGCTCCTGTTATTCCTAATGTAACTACTGCTACAAAGGGTAATAATGACGGAACAATCGTAGTGCCTGACACTTTGAAAGATTCTAAGGGTGGAACTGTAAAAGTAACATCAGTGATTAAGGACGCACATGGAAAAGTAGAAACAAATGGACACCTTGCTCCCGGCGTCCATATCGTAACGTTCTCCGCTGACGGTTATGAAGATGTTACCGCAGGAGTTTCAGTAACTAACCATTCATAAGACTACAAGCGCAACAACCTAAAAAAATAACTAAGTAAAGGGATATAAAACAAAATGGCAAAACAATTAAGTACAGCACGTAAATTTAAAATGATTACAGGGAAAGACCTTTTCCAGCAACAAAAAGCAATGGATACAGAGCTTAAAAAAGAAGACGGAGAAATTACTGATGTAATGGAGTTCGTTCAATATGGTTTATACTTGGCTCTTTTTCAAGATAACATTGTAAAAGCTAAAAGCGACTTTGCAGACTTTCGTTCTAGCTTTGAGTTCGATACTGACGGTAAAGGACTTAAAGAACTTGTCGAACTGTGGCAGAAAGAAATTTAATGAGCTGAAAGGACTGTAAATGATTTTAAAACATGCAATTAGATACTTAGAACTAACCGGTTCGGACTTTATTACAGATTTAAAAGACTTTGCAGACCTACAAAATTCTTTTGTCGCTGGTTATATTCCTGATGACTTTACAGAGCAAATGGAGAGCTTTACAGACAAGTTGTTGATACTTTGGGTAGATTGTAATGGAGGACTGCAAAACGCCTTAGACGACAAAACAGAGCTTCCTACAACTAACGAGTTAATCAATATCTTCTGTAAGACTGTTTTTATTAAAGAAAAAGAGGAAACGGAAGACGAAATGGTCTTCTTTTCTTCTAGTTCATTGATTAAGAAAAAGAAAGATACTGTAAAGGAAAATAAAACTTTAGAACTTTTGACTGTTTTAGGCAATAATGAAATTGATATAACACAGTTCATGGAAATGGAACTAGAACTTGTTTATAAATTAATCGAACTTATTGCAGAGAAGAAGAAAGAGGAAAAAGAAAAAGAGAAAAGGCGTAAAAGAAAGGGTATGTAATGGCAAGTAATGCAACATTTGAGGTCGAGATATACGGTAATACCACGAAATTCGAGAACTCACTTAAAGGCGTTAATACCGCAATGTCAGGGCTTAGAGGAGAAGCTAAAAACTTACGTGAAGCTCTAAAACTTGACCCCACAAATACCGATAAAATGGCGCAATTGCAAAAGAACTTACAAACGCAGTTGGGCTTATCACGTGACAAAGCAACAAAATTAAAAGAAGAACTTTCTACGGTTGACAAAGGGACGTCAGCAGGTCAAAAGAAATGGCTACAACTTACTAGAGATTTAGGCACAGCAGAAACACAAGCTAATAGGCTAGAGGGCGAAATTAAGCAAGTCGAGGGTGCTATTAGTTCAGGCTCTTGGAACATTGACGCTAAAATGGATACTAAAGGCGTTAATAGCGGAATTGAGGGCATGAAGTCACGCTTTAGCGGTCTTAGAGAGATTGCTATTGGTGCATTCAGGCAAATCGGTGCAAGTGCTGTTAGTGCTGTTGGCAATGGTTTAAGGGGCTGGATATCTGACGCAATGGATACCCAGACAGCCATGATTGCCTTAAAAAATACAATGAAGTTTAAGGGCAACGCGGAAGAATTTGATTATGTAAGCAATTCTATGCAGAAGCTCGCCAGAGATACAAACGCAAATAGTGAGGATACTCTAAAACTTTCAACAACATTCATTGGCTTAGGAGATAGTGCTAAAGCAGCAGTTGGCAAAACAGAAGCATTAGTAAAAGCTAATCAAGCATTTGGTGGTACTGGAGAAAATCTTAAAGGTGTCGCACAGGCTTATGGTCAGATGTCAGCTTCTGGAAAAGTTACTGCCGAAAACATCAATCAGTTAACAGATAATAACACGGCTCTTAGCGCTTCTTTAAAAGATACTGTTATGCAAATGAACCCACAATTACAGCAATATAGTTCATTTAACGATGCGGTTACAGACGGCGCTGTTAGTATGGATATGCTTGATAAGGCTATGCAAAAAGCAGCAGACGGTTCAGGCGGTGCTACAAAAACCATAAGGGACACTTGGTCTGGTTTTAATGAAGATTTATCGCAAGCCTTACTTCCTACGCTTGAAGCTTTAACACCTGTTATAAATGCTGTAATTGATAATATGGATAAGTGGGGAAAAGGTGCTGGTAAATCTGTTGAAAACATTGTTAAGTGGATAACGACATTATGGGAAGAATTAAAAGTATCAGGAACATTAACAGAGTTTGGTAGAGTTTGGGAAAATGTAAAATCAATTCTCGGTTCAATAGGAAGCATAATAATGAATGTCGCTAAGTCATTTCTTCCTTTAGAAAAAGCTCCTAAAAGTAGCTCGGACGCAATAGGCGATACAATGGAAGTACTTTGGGGCTTAGCAGAGTCTTTGCAAAAAGCTACTGCCAAAATAGCTGATTTTTTGAAAAAAATTAGTGAAAGTAAAACTGCTATGTCAGTCTTAAAAGGAACTTTAGTAGTTCTTGCTAGTGCATTTGCAGCTTTCAAGGTAGCTAAAGGTATATTAGGAGTAATAAATGCTTTTAAAACTATTGGAACAGTTGCGAAATTGGCTATGGTTCCAGTAAAAGCCTTGTTTGGTTTAATTATTGCTAATCCGTTTGTTGCCATAGCTGTGGCAATTGCAGCGGTCGTTGCTGGCTTGATTTATTTCTTCACTCAAACTAAAACAGGTAAAAAGATATGGGCGGACTTTGTAGACTTCTTAAAGAGTGCATGGGATAGCATAGTTTCATTCTTTAGCGGTATCGGTCAATGGTTCGCTGATATATGGAACGGAGTAGTTGACGGAGCAAAAGGTATCTGGCAAGGTTTAGTTGATTGGTTTAGCGGAATTGTGCAAGGTATTCAAAATATTTGGAACGGAATAACAACATTCTTTACTACCTTATGGACAACTGTTGTTACTGGAATTCAAACAGCATGGGCAGGAGTTACAGGGTTCTTTACAGGGTTATGGGGCGGAATAGTAAATGTCGTTACAAATGTATTTACAACTATCGCAACTTTAGTGACAAATGCTTATAACTGGTTCGTTACAACTTTCCAACCTTTAATTAGTTTTTATCGATCTATATTTAATCTAATCGGTTCAATAATTAACTTAGCTTTTCAACTTATATTGGCTATAATTCGAGGTGCTTACCAATTAGTTATTGGCGCATGGCAAGGTATATCAGGGTTCTTTGGTAGAATATTTAACGCTGTTAGTTCAGTAGTTTCAACAGTATTTAGTGCAATAGGTGGCTTTGCTGGTTCAGCTTGGAATGTATTGGTCATAGTATGGAATACAGTAGCTGGGTTCTTTGGCGGTATATTCAATGCTGTAAGAGGTATCGTGTCATCAGTGTTCAGTGCAATCGGAAGTTTTGCTTCTAGTGCTTGGGGAGTAGTTCGCTCAATATGGAGTGCAGCAGCTGGTTTCTTTAGTGGCATATTCAATTATGTTCGTAGTGTTGTTAGTGGAGTGTTCAGCGCTCTGGGTGGCTTTGCTTCTAGCGCTTGGTCAAGGATTTCAGGTGTATTTAGCGGAGTCGGCAGCTTCTTCAGTGGAGTATTCAATGGTGCTAAAAACGCAGTTAGTGGAGTGTTCAGCGCCTTTAGTGGGTTCGCTTCTAATGCTTACAATGCAATAACAGGAGTATTTAATGGGCTTGGTGGTTTCTTTAGTGGAATATTCGGAGGAATCAAGAACACGATAGACAGCGTTCTGGGTGGTGTAACAAATACAATCAACAATATATCAGGAGCGATTAATGGTATTGCTGGAAAACTAGGCGGACTATTCAAAGGCTCTATGGTAGTAGGCTTAACAGATGTTAATCTATCTTCTAGCGGTTATGGTTTGAGTACGAACAGCGTATCAAGCGACAATAGAACGTATAACACATTTAACGTACAAGGTGGTGCTGGTCAAGATGTTTCTAACTTAGCACGAGCAATCAGACGAGAATTTGAATTAGGGAGGGCTTAATGGTAAGACAGTACAAAATACATACCAATTTAGACGGAACAGATGATAAAGTTTGGGACGTTACAAATGGAAAAGTTAGATTTTACCAGCCCTCTAATTTAGGGTTACAATCAACTAATAATATTTGGCAAAGTAATGGTATTGGAGTAATGGGGACACGTTCAATTACTCAACCTCAAATAGAATTTAAACTAGAAACGTTTGGCGAAAGTTTAGAAGAAAACTATCAATTAATGAAAGACTTCGTAAACGATGTTCTTAACCAAAAATTCGTTACACTTGAATATCAAACAGAGATTTTTCAGGTATATGCTGATTTAGCTTTAGCAGAAGTTACAAAGACAGAGGGTTATGGTAAAAACGGAACTTTTAGCGAAAAGATAACGTTCGATGTAATTACAAAGTGGTATACCTACGAAAATTTAACTTTTGATATGATTAGAAATGGTCAAGTTGTAGATGGTAAGTCTAAAATTTATGGCGGATATAAAGGGAGCGAAACTGCTTTACAAAACTATAATAGACTTAAAGCAAATCATTCTTTAAATTTGCCTAACTTGAACTTGTTAGACGGAACCTCGTCTGCTTTAAAAACCGTATCTGCTAAAGGTTGGGGGTTTAACTACATTGAAACCAAGACGAATGCTTTAAACTTAAAAAAAGGACAAACACTTACTTACAGTGTATGGATTCAAGATTGTGACATTGACACTCGCGGTGTTGTTTATTTATATGACTCTCAAAATAAACAATATAATAATCTCGGAAATACTATAAAAGCCGGAACTTCTGGTTTTTCAACTGTTACATTTACTGTTAGTATAGATGTTGCTAGGTATAGTATTGCTATTGGGTTTTTGTCCGCTCAATCTGATTTTCATAGCTTTAAGTATTCTAGACTTAAATTAGAGCAAGGCTCAACCGCCACCCCTTGGATGCCTTCAGCTAACGAAGTCACAACTTCCGATATAAGTGAATATTTTGGTTATAATTATATAGCAAATCAAGCCTATACTTACTACGGAGAAACAAATATAGAACGTTTAAGTCGCTGGGATATAAAAGACGAAATATTTAGTTTTATGGGGATATTATATCCGCAACTTCCTAAAACACCTGCTGGAATTAGGTTTTTAGACGATATTGGAAATGAATATACTGCAATTGTATTTAAGACGGAACAGGTACAGAATTATATTTTAATAAATACAGATGTAAATGACGAAACCTATCAAGGTTGGAACGGAACGACTTCATTAAATTTATTCCCTGTAATGGACTTTGAACGATATAGAACTCGTATAATTGAAAAAGGTCAAATGGAACTAATCAACCTTACCAAGGCAGAGTTTAAAATCAAGAGAAAGGCGGACTTTGTTTAATGTTAGAAGCTAATGTGTATGATAACTTTAATCCGAACTACTATAATATATCTGATTTTAGCCTGCCTAATGGTAAAAAAGAAAAAAGAGGACTTCCGACACCAAAAATAAGATGTCAAGTAATTAATTATGAATTGTGGGAAACTGGTTATCTTTATACTTCATCAGCTACATTGACAGTTTCGGTAGAAGTTGGCGATATTGTTCAAATTCTTTTTCCTGAAGTTGTTCCAATTGAAGAAGCTCTAGGCAAGAAGAAAAAACTGAATTTAGATATGGTTTACCTTGTGACCGATGTAGACGAAAGTAATAAAGCTACGTTAAAAAACTACTTTTGGGCAATGATTGAAAGTCTTGATGTTCCGAACGCAATAACTAAAACGACAAACCTTGCTATCATTGATTATCTAATTGACCCTAATAAAAATAATTTAATGAGTTATGGTTATTTCTTTAATTCAAGTATTTTCGCTGGAAAGGCTACAATTAACCGAAAAGCAGAAACTTCATCAGCTCATGACGTAGCTAAAAGGATATTCTCCAAGGCTCAATTTCAACCAACTACAACCATTCAACACGCTCCATCTGAAACAGACCCTAGAAACTTGTTATTCATTAACTTTGCTTCAAGAAACTGGAATAGAAAAAGAATCACGACAAGGGTAGATATTAAGCAAAGTGTGACAATGGACACGGAAACAATAGTAGAACGTTCAGCTTATAATTTTGCTGTTGTGTTCGTTAAAAATAAAGCAACAGATGACTACACAGACCCTCCTAAAATGTACATAGCAAAAAATAACGGAGATATCATTGATTATAGCACTTATCGCGGAGACGGAACAGACTTGCCAGAAGTAAGAACAGCTAAAACATTGTTTTATGATAGAGATGACCACGGAAACCCTCCTGATATGTCTACTATTAAGGCTGAAATTTCACCCTCCACGATCGTTACAAGATTAATTTTTAACCAAAATGAACTCTTACCTTTGTATGTTAATGACTTGGTCGATGTTTGGTACGAAGGAAAACTATATTCGGGGTATATAGCAGACAGGGTTAAAACAGAGTTCAGTGATAGACTTATTTTTGTAGAAAGTGGAGATAAACCAAATGTTATATGAGTATGTAGCTACTTACGGAGACAAATATAGAATAGATAGCTTCACAGGGCATAGAGAGCTTCGTAAAGACCACTTAGAACTATTGCAAGGTAAAGTATACTATAACGGCAAAAACACGCTTAGAATCGAAACTACGCTCTTGTACGAAGTCGGCCAATTTGTATCAATTGGTGGTTATCCTTATGGCGGTAGAAAATTTAGATTGTTGGAGCTATCAATTACTGATAACCCAGTTTTAGATAAAGCAAAGATAATTTCAAGAAAGGTTAAAAATGACAATTAAAAATTTCACGTTTTTCAGTCAAAATGGTACAGAGTTCCCAGTCGGTTCTAATAATGACGGAAAACTATACATGATGTTGACAGGAATGGACTACGGAACGATTAGGCGCAAAGACTGGACAAGTCCGTTAAATACAGCTCTTAACGTACAATATACTAACACTTCAATTATTGCAGGTGGTCGATATTTTGAACTATTAAATGAAACGGTGGCTTTAAAAGGAGATTCAGTTAATTACATTCATGCAAATATTGACTTAACTCAAACCGCTAATCCTGTCAGTTTATCAGCCGAAACCGCAAATAATAGCAACCGTGTTGATATAAACAATGGTTCTGGCGTTTTGAAAGTTTGTTTTGATGTTGTTGTAACTTCAGGAACTGGAGTAACAAGCACTCAACCAATTGCTCAGACTAGTGCTTTAGATAGTATTTCTGCAAATAATATATCACTTAAAGGTTCAATCTATGTTCCAGCTCAAATGTCGACAGTCCAAACCGCTCCTGGTTTGCAATTGCAACTTACTAAAAAGAACGATGATTTAGTAATTGTTAGATTCCTTGGTAGTGTGGCAAATATAAAAAAAGGACAAACGATGTCTAGAACGTGGGTAGATGAACCATTTCGTCCAGCTGTTGTTCAAAGTCTTATTGGTCATCTTGTTGGAAGAGATAGCATTTTCCATATTGACATAAACCCAGATGGTAGTATTACTTGGTGGGGGGAAAATATTGGTAGTAACCCTTTGTCGTCACGTGGTAACGCAAGCTACTTTATTAAATAACAAAATAGAAAGCAAAACAAAATGGTAACTAGAATGATTTTAATAACTATCTTAATTTTGGCGATTCTTTTCGCTACGTGGGTCAAAGATAGAGAAGCGATGAACCCACCTTTCAAACGTAGACTCGTGATTGACTTAACTGTTATTTTCGCGCTATGGGTTTTGTATGCAGTCTTTTACTTTACACAAACACCCTCAACTTCTGATATCGCTAAAACAGTGATTAACGTAGGCTTGTTGTACTTCGTAGGACAATTTATTTACTTAATCGCAAAAATTAGCCCTATGTTTGACGGTTTGGTTAAACTTATGAAAAAGAATGGTGTAAGTGTTCCTGAAGCGGAAGAAGAACAAACGGAGGATAAAAAAGAATGAATATAACTAATGCTGGTGTACGTGGGCATAATCCTACTGGGGTTGTAATTCACAATGACGCTGGTTCAAACGGTGCTAACACTAGCTTTTACAATAACTGGTTGCCCGCTCATGATCCAACAAATGGCTTTGCTCACGTTTATATCGCTTCTGACGGAAGATTGCAGGCTTCTGACTTCTCTAATATGGCATGGCATTGTGCTAACTCATACGGTAATGCAAATTATGCCAGTTGGGAAGTATGCCAATCAGAGGGCGATTTAAACCAGTTTTTGAGAAATGAGCAAGCGGTACTAGATGACGTTGCTAAGTACATGAAACAATGGGGACTAACTCCTAATCATGATACCGTGAAGTTACATCAAGAACTATCAAGCACAAGTTGCCCTAGACGTTCAGTAGAAGCTCACGGTGGAACGGTAGAAAGCTGTCGCTCATACTTTATCACAGAACTAAACAAGCGCCTTACAGGGCAAACTAGCGTAACAGTAAACAATACACAAACAAATACAGAATTAGAGGACGATGATTTAATGAAATTTACATATCAAGTTAATACGAAAGACGGAAAACCAGCTGGCGGAGTATCCTACTTCAATGGAACAAAAGTAATTGGCTTAACTAATGGCGACCAATGGACTATCGTTAAACAAATTTATAAAGATACGACAGGAAAAGACCTTAAGCATTACGTTTGGAATGACGGAGCGCCTTGGCACTTGCGTTTCTTACAAGCTAATAACATCAAAGTTGAAATGGCACCGAACAAATAAAAAAGAGCCCCACTTAATTGTGGGGCTTTCTTTTGTAAATGAAGATATCTTACTTTCTATGGTTCAATTGCTTACCTGATTAATTGCTTCAATAATATTATTGCCGGTATTTATTAGAATTTCATCACTTACAGTTACACTATTTCTTGAAAATAGTTCGTTCTCAATCTTCATAAAGTGCATTGCTTTAGCTAAAAATTGAGCTGATGACTCATAATATAATGTTTCTAGTTCATCATCTGAAAGCTGTGTTAAATCATCATTAGCAAAAGTTGTAAGTTTTCGCTTAATCTCTTTGCCATTGTCGTCTTCCTCTACGTAGTAACGTTTCATTTATTCATTCCTTTAATTTCAAATTTTTCAATAATATACCGTTTAGAACCAAGCTCAAAGCTGACTAGATAATTATTGAAAGGGTCTTTATTATTCAAGTCATTGGCAATCTTTCGTGCTGTTGATCGTGGATATTTTGACCTATTTATTTTACTTGTGTATTCGTGTAATATTATCTCATTGCCTCCCTTTGAATTCTACGCTTCAAACGTTGCTTATATAGATATTCTTTACTTGGCTTCAAGCTGTATAATAACTCATCTAGCAAGTCCATGGCTTCTCCGCCTGTTCCTGAATTATTCATCTTTTTAAGTGTAAGCTCGTGCATTTCATCATCATTAAAGAACATAGTAAGATAAGGGATGCTACAGTATTAGGTAAGCTCAAGCGTGATTTAGTTATTCTTAGGTTAGGATATTTACCTGTTTCAGATTTAACTTTTAACTCAAGTTGATTCATTCCGATACCTTGCTCTTTTAGTACGCTAGTAATTCTTTCATATACTTCTTCGTTTGTCATTATGCTATAAACTCCGTTATTTCTGTATGCTTTTTAACTTCATGCCTTTGTTCTTCTGGAAGTAATTCATTCCATTTTAAAGCCTCTTTTTTATCATAAAACTTACGTGATTTAATTTCTTTTTCCAATATCCAAGATACTGTGTAGTATGTGAATTCATCTTTCATTATCCAATCACTCCTGTTTTTATGTTTAATCTTTGCTGACTTGATAAGTGATACAAGTTACACCACTTACAGTAATAAGCTCTAACTGGTATCTTATCAGCTTTATTTTTCTTATGTTGGGCATTAACTATTGAATATAAAGCGCCCATTTTTGTGTATTTGCGTTTTTTACACATATTATTCACTAGCTTTCTTAATCATTGCTTGCTCATAAGCTATAATCGTTCCTTCAAACATAGCACTTTGGATTTCTCCTTGTTTAATAAACCCTTTTTGTTCTAATTGAATTACTTGTTTTGTTAATCCTTTTAATGTAAATGCTGTTGCTACTTTAATTTTGTCCTTAGGTTTTCTGTTAAATAATTTCATTTGTTTTTTCACCAAAACTTTCTATTTTCATGTCTTCGTAATTAATTATCAAAAACACTCCATTCATTTATCGTAAATAATTCAAAGCCATTTAGCTTACTTTGTTTTTCAATTTCCACTTGATTTCTATCTAGGTCTGTCAGCAGTTCAATTACAGGTCTACCGAATGTAAACCAACCAAGAACTGTATTAGTTTTAAGTCCGAAATACTTAGCACATTGAGCCTTACAGCTAAAGTGTAGCTCTTCTTCCGTCATAGGGTTATAAGCTACTACCTTTGTAGCTTTTTGCATTTCCGTCATTTAACCTCCTTTTCTATAAAACTATGATATCAAAAAAAGTTCATACCGTCAAGTATAAACTAATTTTAATTATTTTATTCCTTCCCAGCATTCAAAATCATCAGCTAGTTCTTGTATAAAACCCATAATATCGTCAGTAGTATACTCTGTAAGCTCATTCTCGTTACTTAAGTTAGCAAGTTCTTTGGCATAGTCTAAAGCCTTGTTACGGTCTTTGTCGTAGCTTTCACCCTCTTTCTTGCCAGCTCTTACTAGATACTTCAATACCTGCATTGTATACCAGCCCACAAGCTCTTCGTAGTTAAAATTATGTTTCAAGTATTCGTTAAGTTCCACGCCATATTTATTAGCATAGTGCCGATTTTCTTTTAAGTTCATTAGATGTTACCTCCAAGCCATGCAATAAGCAACGTTGCAAGCATGCCTATCCAAGTGATAGCAATAAGTGAAAAGCCGACACCTGCAATTATCATTAAAGTTTTTACTGTATCTTTCATTTTGTCCTCCTCTATTTATAACTCTATTCTATCAAATTACTTTTACTTTGTCAAGCATTAAAATTTCTTGTCTTTCTAATTTGATAAAATTTATTCCATTTTTCTATAAGTTCTAGCAACTTAGGTTCATCATATTCGGTAAACAGTTCAATCTGTGATGTATACCAGCAATGTAAACAGCGACTGCAACTATAACAGATGTTTGTATATCCTCTGCAACCTTTGCAAACCCCTAATCCGTCACTCGTTTGAATGTCAAAGCAATGGCAATATCTTTTGTCGTTAAAGTATTTACTCATCTATTTACTTCCTTTCGTTTTAATCAGGTCAACTAATGCAAAAAAAGCATATAGTCCAATTCCGATTAGTGCTATTATAATAACTTTATTCATATCTATCCTCTGTAAGTCTATCCATGTTACCACCGGCGATTAGTCCAAAATCTGCATTAACTGAGATAAAACCATTTTCTAAAGTTTCCATTAATTTGTTTTCCATTGTTACCTTTCTAGTTTATTCTATACATTATTATAAGCTATTTCTTTTTAATTATCAAGCGATAAATGCCATAAACCACTAATAAAATAATTGTTATTATAAATAGTGGTGGAATGAATACAGTTATCGCAAACCAAACAATAGATACTAAAGTATAAATCATTATTTTTAGTATTAATTTACCTGTTTTAGTATTTTCAAAAGTTATATCTTCATCTAATGATGAATTACCGTAAAATGTTTTGTCTTCATTTACTTCGTACTTGTTGCCACAATAATCACATTTTCCATTAGTAATGCTATGACTTCCGCAGGTGATACATTCTTTTAATTCCATTGTTGTAACTCCTTTCTTTAACTCGATGTATTAAGTATAATAAAAAAACTCTAAGCTGTCAAGCCTAAAGTTTTTATTCTTAATATTATTTTTCTTTCAATTTATTCTTGAACCAAATGATTCGTTCTTTGAACCAAGCGTCAACTCCTTCAGGACGTAGCCATTTAGCTTGTTTTACTCCGTTCTTTTCCATAAACTCAAATACTTTTTTATGTGATGTTTGGTAGTCATCAATAAAGTCAACCAGTCCAAATTTAGAATTAAACTTACTAAACATTTCTAGTGTTTCGATGTAGCTATCTTTCAGAAGTTCCGTGTCAAGCAATTTTTGGGCTTTCTCGGCACGTTTAGCGAGTCGTTCGTTAGCTTGTTCCAGTTGTTCCTTTTGTCGCTGTAAGCTCAAATTATGGTTGATATAAGCAATTTGCTGTGCATGTCGTCCAAGTTTGCCTTGCGTATTAAGCTCGATTAGTTTAGCCATTCCCTCGCCAAGAATTTCATCAGCCACAAAGTTATATTTATATTTTTTATTTGTGTTGCGTACATAGTTGTCAAGCGTTTGTTTAATTTTAAGTTTTTTGTGTAATTCTCGTAGTGTTGTCAATTTAATACTCCTTCATATATTTTACCAAACTTCAAAGCGTTAATTTTAACTAACTGCTTCAAGTCTGATATAAATTGCTGTTCTCCGTCAAAGTCAAATGGCATTGATACATTTTCCTTGATCCAAGTGAAAGCTCCGTCAAAGTCTTGTCTTAGTAAGCTCATTTTATCCACGATGTCGATAATTTTCTCTTTTTCTTCTGCTGTGTACATGAAACCAACTTTCTACTAGAAAGGGAGATCTTCCGTATTAACTTCAATCGGTTCAGAACCACCAAATAAGTCTTGCTTAGCTTGTGATTGCTTGCTATTATCATTAGGAATAAATACTTTTTCAACAGTAGGGAAAACAAAGTTATAATTTACATATTCGCCTGATTCCTTAGCTTGTACACGACCGCTGACCGTTACTGTGTCGCCTAATTGAATGAAGTCAGGCAAGAAAGCCGAACCATATGCAACTTTTACATTAGAACCTTTTTCTTTTTCAAACAATGGGACTGAAATAATTTTCTTGTCGCCTTTTGCTGTGTTTACTGTACGTGTATTTTTTTCGTTTGCTTGTGCTGTAACTGTGATAATTGCCATTTATTTATTCCCCTTTTTCTGCTTCTTGCTGTGCTAACCAAATCGTCATGATGTCGGTAATTTCTTTTTTAGTCTTATTTTTCAAGCTGTCAATATTTTGGTATCCTAGTTGTTCAGCTCGTTTGATAAGTGGCTGGATCTCTCTAAGTCGTTGCTTTTCTGCTTCAAGTTCTTTCTGCTCTTCTGTCAAGTCGGGCAAATCTTCATTTGCGTAAATGTATAGCCCTAAACCATGACGAGCGATTGCCTTAACCAGCCCACGTTGAATGGCTTTATTTACGTCCATTGAAGTCAGTTTATCAACTGGGATAGATTGATTGCGATAGTCCATTACAGGTAGATACTCAATGTGTTCTAAGCCCTCAATGGTCATTCCAACTTTAACCCAAGCTGTCCTACCGTCTGTGTGATAATTTAACCCTTGCTCATTTTCATAAACTTTACTGTTAGCTCCAGGATAAACTTTTTTTACCTCAGACCATGCAAATGCCCAACTAAGATAATCAAGATTATTCTTTTTACTCTTTTTATCATTAACATTAATGACGCTTAAGGTTTCAAATACGCTCATTTATAGACAACCTCTTCTTTCCAACCTTGACTTTTAAGTTCATTTACTTGCTCACGATCATATTTAGAGAAGTCAAAACCTGATGCACATTCTTTTGACAAAGTATTAAACAAATGTCCGAAATATACTTTCTTTTCTTCACTTGCACAATGAGAAACGTTAGCCTCTAAATACATTACTGACCATTTTTTCTTTTTCTCTTCCTGCTTTGTATCTGAAAGCTCATAAAAGTTAGCTTTTTCTTTTTTCAGTTCTTCAGTAACTTTTTTCACAACTTCCTCAAGCTGTTTTTCATCAAACTTAATGTTAATTGTTTCCATTTCCTCCTCTTTCTATAATGAATACATCGCCTTGTCTTGTAATTTCAATATTATACTTAAGCATTGGTAAAATATATCCGTCGTCCCAGTAGTTCCATAAGTCGTTTATTAAACCATACATGCACTTATCAGGTTCTGCCCTATACTTTGTTTCGTTCATCTCTTCAAGCTCTTTAGACAGCTTTCTGACACCTCTAGCATAATGTTTGCTTGCTTTTTCTTCTGCTTTTAAACTTTTGTAGTTGCTTTTCATAAATGAACTTTCTAATATCGTCTTTCTGCTGTTTTTCCTCTTTATCAGACCAACCAACTTTTTGGCCTTTTCGCTTGCCACTTTGATAAACTCGTCTGTTATCATCAGGAAAGCCATTTTTTTCAAAGTACATTCTAGCATATTCAAAGTAATTTAAGCTGTTGATGTACTGCTGACTATCCTTTTTGTGATAATTAAGAGTTATCAATCGCCTTTCAGCTAGTTCTTTAAAAGATGTTATCATTAGTTCTCCTTTATTTCTATATATACTATTATATCAAAAATATTTACTATTGTAAAGTATTAGATGATATTTTTTCATTTATTTCTACTCTTAATTGTAATGCTTTAATCAATGCACGCTTAGAATAATCATTTTCGCAAGCTGTATGCAATTTTTTTGACTGTCTTACTAGAAATTCAGCACGACCAAGCCATACTTTGAAAAGCTCGTCATTATGCCATTCTGCTTTTACCATTTCATCTAATGCACGATATAACCAGCCATACACTTCAGCGTGTAAAATAATTGCCTTGTTCTTGTAGTCGTTCATTGAGTTCATTTTTTACTCTCTCTATTAATTTAAAGTCATCACTATATAAAACAGGTTTTGAATATTGTTCATTCATGTTAAACCTTGAATAATAGTCATAGAAGTATTCATTTACTTTTTCATGGTAATAAATAACGTATTTTTTATCACTCATTTTCTGTCACTTTTCCTTGCTCTTTAGCTAAGTCTAAGAAAGCCTGTGCCGATTCTTTCGTCGTTTCGATTGGAGTTTCAACCTTTACTTTTTCAACTAGTTCGCTATCAGGTTCTTTTTTATCTTGTTCAATTGATGTAAAAGCCGAACCAACATATCCCCAAAGAATTTCATTATTGAAAGCAAAGTTTCTAGCAAATACTTTCATGATAGAATATCTGTTTTTAGTCTTACTATTAATTTTTGGCGACATAGTAAAAGCTATCTCGTACCAAGATGGAATAGTTGTAGCTCCTAATATATGACTTGGAATGATACGAAAATCACGTTCTGTTAAAGACTGTTCGCCAGCTTGCTTTCTAGCATGTGCCACAATCATAAACGTAACATACTTATCGTGTTTCATATCTAAAGTGTTTCTAAGGTTTGTAATTCCTCTTAGGACTTCTGCCATTGGTTGGTTTGCGTTGATTATATCATTATCTTCTAACAAGTCTTTGAGAGGGTCTAATATAACAAGTCCGATGTCTTTTTCTAGTATGAAGTTATATAGCTCTCTAAGCCCTACATTGTGCTTTTTCCCTTGGCTGTCATATTTCCATGTATCAAGTTTAAAAGCTCCACCGTGTAAGAAATATAAGTTATCAGGACTATCTCTTCTTGAACCTTTCAAGCGTTGATGTTCTGTCAGCCTGCTATTTTCATTCTGAATAAATAACACGTTAGTTTTAGTTGTTTCTCGTCCAGCGAACGGTTCTCCAAGTGCCATGGCTTGTGCTAAGTCTTGCGCTAGTGATGACTTCATACTCTTCTCGCTACCTGTTATAAGACCGAGTGAACCTTTAGGCAAAATATCTTGTACATTCCAAAGCAAACCGCCTGAAAAGTCTTCTGATTCTTTAAGTTCTTTAGCTGTGCTTACTTTATCAAATAGGCTAGTCACTAATTGCCTCCGTTGAAGATGATTTTAAAATTGATTGAGCTTTAATTAAAAATTCTATATGTTCTGTGTAATCTTCAAACATATTTTGAGTTACTATTTCACGTACTTCAATCATATTTGAGGCTTCGTGATATTCAATCTCCGTCATACTTTTATCTTCATTCCATGTTTTTAGCGCCTTAAATTCTTTTTTTTCAACAATTTTAAATGAAGATGTTTCAATGTTTCCCCATTTATCGTATCTTCTAGTAATTTTAAAAATCATTTATTTCTCCTTTAGTATATAATAGCAAAAAAGACTTGAAAAGTCAAGCCTTAAATCTATTAAGCTGATAAATATGAAGCCATAAGCAAATACACCATAATAAAGCAACTAATAAATCAATGATCCCTCCAGTAAAACCTGAATATCCAAATAAAGCTATCAGAATTACATCAAAAATAATCTGTAATATAGTTATACTTTTCATCTATTCTCCTTTTCTTATACCATACTATCAAATTATCTTACATTTGTCAAATATTAAATTCTATTCCGTGCTACTTTTTTAGATAGCCCTTAGCCCTTATCGTGTCGTATAATCCCAGCAAGTTAAAAGAAAAGACTACTTAATTTCAAAACTTTTCTATAAATAACTCTGTCAGACTTCTACGCGTCACGGAGTGTTTCTGTTCACGACACTCATGGAACTCATAATCTTTTATTTCATGCTACGCTCTAGGCTATTTGTAAAGTAATGACATTTTCAATTGAGTCTAGGTTTTAAGCAACTATCCTGACCCTCAAGCGTAAGATTATAAATGACTTTCGATATGTTCAAATTTATTCAATATTGAATTCTCTATTTACATTAGTTACAAGTCATTCAGTAACTAATTATTTAATTAACTTAGATAATAATAACATAGACATTTTCACTTGTCAACTATTAGATACTTATATTTTAACATATTACATTTTACAATTTGAGTTATCATGTGTTATGTAAATTATTCTAATCACTCTAATTCTCCTAGCTTTTTATCTAGTTCATATTGGATCACTGCTATTTGTTTGATTGCTGATTCTAATACTTCTAATTTTTTAATCAAAAATTCTTTATCTTCCATTTGTTCTCATATCTATTATAGATATAACATGACCTTTTTTAGTTTCACAAGGTTCACAAAGTTTTTTAGACTTGCTTTATTGATAACCACGCTATTTACAAGCATTTTATACATTGTTTTACTGAAATAATAAAAGTATGTTACAAATCATAAATAGCTATACAATGGGCTTTGCTCTTGTTTTCTTAAAATATTTAGTTAAACATTTCATAATTCCAGTACAAGATAAAAAGATTATCAAACACTCCGGAATTCCTTTAGAAATCTTACAAACAATAAGCTAATTGTGCTTACTGATACCATACTTTACAAACAGGACACTCAATGCACTGACTTTCTGCCACTTCTAGTCAAATTGCGGTCAAGCGTAAAACAAAAAGCCTAATGGCTAATTTCTTTTTTTATTCTTAATTATTTTATTATTACTGATAACTTCTTGTTTTAAATTATTCTTAACTTCTTTTAGTAAGTCTACTGTTGATATACATGATATATAAAATATTGTATATAAATATATAAATAGTAATTTAATTAAATTTATCATTTGTTTTCTCCTAAATCAAAATGTATAGTCGGTTGACTATTCCAAGTATCTAATGTTTCCTTGTCTACTTCTGGCTGATTCATGTATTCTCTGTTCATTCTTGCTCTTGTATTATCTACTTTAATTTTAATACGTTTCTTGTATTCTTGCTGTCGTAAGTACATCAAATATTTATCTCTAGCCATTGTTACCTCCTATAAATATTATAACACAAAACGCCTACAAATTCAATCATAGCTTACATAACAGAGGATAAACCAAACCTGAAAAGTGGATATGCTATAATAAATACAGAAGTTAAGAGAGGAAAGCAAATGACAGAAGAACAGCTATTATTTAAGCAAGAAACATTGTCAGAAGTTGACTTTAACGAGTTCTTACTTAACGCTGTGGAATGTGGTTTGATTAATCTTGATACAGCTTTAATTTTTAAGGGAGAATAAAGAAATGAATAAAGAACATATTTTATCACAAAAAGAAGTATTGACTCCGATTGAGTACGAACACTATGTTAAACACTTATTTGATATTGGAGAACTAAGCAAAGAGCTTTATATTGAATTGAGTTCTGATTTATGAGCAAAGCCTTAGCGATTGACTTTAGCACTTCTAATACTGGTTATGCGTTTCGCAATCCTTTGACAAATGAGTATGTAGTTGGTTCAATTGCAGGTGGTAAAAGTAAAGACCCTTTGGAACGTGCAAAGATAATTGCTGACGGTATAACAGAAATTATTGAGCATTATAACTTATTTGACTACTTTATTTATATTGAAGAGCCTATCATCACGTTCAAGTCTAAGGGTAACATCTCATTGATTAGAGCTAACGGTTCATTCTTGGGTGTCATGCGTAACCGTCATAATATTGGCTATGTTGATATAAGTAATTCAATGTGGTGTGGTTATCACTTAATCAAAGGTAAAAGCAAAGCAAGAAAAGAACAAAGTATGGAGATACTTAAGAGCTATAACATAGTACCTGATAATGATATCAATGATGACCAAGCGGACGCCTTTTGTATCTTACTATATGTAGAAAGTCAGTATAAGTAAATGATTGTGATTAACATTGCCTTGGTTATTCTTGGCATTTTATATGGTGTAGGTTCAGTTACCAACTTTAAAGAGTGGTACTATCGCCACGACTATCTAGCTATTGTATTAAGTGTGTTTACATCTATCTTATTGGTAGTAACTGGAGTATTAAACATATTGAATTAAAATAATAGGTGTACTGATTGACGGTACTTAAATGTTATAGAGTTAACAGCCAAGCAATAGGGTCTGTTGACAGGAAAGCCTTAGTTAAATGAGGATAGCCGACTAACAACCCTTTGCATATTGCGAGCATAGTATAATGGTAATGCTACAGATTCCAAACCTGTAAACGTGGGTTCGATTCCTACTGTTCGTGTTATTAGTACCTTATCCGCTTAAGTATAAATACAGCGAATTAGATAAGGGCATTGTTATAGGATATAACCAAATTGGTATATGGTGTAGAGTCGCAATCTGTACTGGTTCGATTCCAGTTGTCCTAGTTCTCCTTTATTTATTATATGTTATAAGTTATAGTTCCAGGTATTGAGCGTATTATGGCATATGGTAACAGGATATGGTGTCAATGGTAGCATACGTGTTTTGGGAACATGTGGTGTTGGTTCGAGTCCAGCTATCCTGATGAGTGGTGTATAGTCCATAGACGAAGTGCTAAGCTATTGCGCAGTACCTTGGCACAACTATACAAGCATAACTGTTTGGGCTGGTGCATGGTTATCATGGTTATGTTAGTTACCAAAAGACCTAGGGTTTAAATAGTCACAGGCTTAATTAAGTGACAGCTGGTAAGAGTAACAAGGTGTACTAACGTGGTGTAGGGTTCGAGTCCCTACTGCTCTATTTCAATTGAATAGCTAAGTGATAACACGTAATTGGAGCAGGGGTAGTTATTAATGTGAACGAACAGCTTAGTGGGTAGGGATAAGTGGGTTATATCTTAAGTATAACGTAGGTTCGATTCCCAATACTGATTTAAGATAAAGGGAGAAACAAATGATTATATTATTATTTATTATTATGTTGTTCATTAGTTCACGCATAGCATTGTTGGTATTGCTATGGCTATTAGTATGGCTTGGTATTAAACTATGATAGGTATTGCATGGTTTGGTTCGTGGTTAGTTATTATAATTTTATTATGCTGGATAGAGTGGAATGATTATGGGTAAAGGTAAACACAATGAATGGCACAAGGCAATGGTCAAGATGACTATGAGCCAAGTAATAAAGTAATCAGGAAAAGAATTAAAGAGATAAAGGTTATACTTTCGTAGAGAAAATAAAAATAAAATAAAAATATTTTTTATATATACCCGCCCCCCTTAAATGGTATGTTAAGGGAAATTTTCAGCACAAAGGACTGGGTCGCGGGTACACTAAACCCGACGGTATCGATCTCCGACGTCCGG